TGCATTTGTTACAGCTGTTGAACCTATTGCGGTAGCTATTTCTGATCCCGTAGCCGCTGAGAATGCAGAAGAACCATTACCATAAACAACGCCTGTAAGTGTTGTGACTCCCGTACCACCTGATGCTACAGGTAATGTTCCTGTAGTAAGAGCTGAGGTCGATGTAGCATAAACAGCGCCATTTGTAGCAAAGGATGTTAATCCTGTACCACCATTAGTTGTTGCTAATGTACCGCCTAATGTAACAGCGCCTGTAGTAGCAGTGTTAGGTGTAAATCCTGTAGTTCCTGCACTAAATGTAGTTACGCCACCTGTTGTAGCCGCCCATGATGCAGTTGAACCATTAGATGTAAGCACATAACCATTTGCTCCTATTCCAAGTCTACCTGCTGTGTTCGTACCTGTTCCAAGGATTAGGTCACCTGCTGTAGTAATTGGAGATATTGCATTAAACGCAGTTGATGCAGTTGTTTGTCCTGTACCGCCATTAGCTATTGCAAGAGTTCCTGTAACGCCTGTAGATAAAGGTAAACCTGTACAGCTAGTCAATGTACCTGACGAAGGAGTACCAAGAGCGGGTGTTACTAGAGTAGGTGAAGTAGCAAATACAAGAGATCCTGATCCTGTTTCGTCTGATACAGCTGACGCTAAATTAGCACTTGTTGGAGTAGCTAAGAATGTTGCAACGTTAGCACCTAAACCACTTACGCCTGTTGAGATTGGTAACCCTGTACAACTTGTTAGTGTTCCTGAAGAAGGTGTACCTAGTGCAGGAGTGACTAATGTGGGTGATGTAGATAAAACCACATTACCCGTACCTGTTGTTGCTGAAGAAGAAGCCGCTGTTAATTGACCTTGCGCATTAACTGTAAAGTTTCCAATTGTGTAGGCGCCTGCTGTAACTGTAGTATTTGCAATACTTACAGTAGATCCTATAAGTTCTAATCCTGTGCCAAATGTATAACCACCTGAAGGACCACCTACTTGTACAAAAACAAGCGCTGTAGTTCCAATAGTAATTGGAAGCTGTGTTGTTTGAACCCAATTTGTTGTGGCTTGTGATGATCCTGCAATCACATAGAATGTATCCCCTGGTCCTACTTGATTAGCTCCTGAGCCTGATGTATTCATGTCTGTAGATCTAACCATTGACCAATTTGTTGATGCTGATCCTTGATTAGTTAGTACATATACCCCGTTTTGTGCACCACTTGCTTGGTTTTTAATTAAGATACGAGTGCCGTTTGTGACATCTGTTGCGGTCATTGTAACGCCGTCAACTACAAGAGCCGCTTGTGCTCCTGCATTTGTAAGTGTTGCTCCTACACCCGAACTTCCATTGTTGTATGTAACTGTATAGGCTACTGTAGAGGCAACTTGAACAGGTTCGTGGTAATTAACATTAGAGAACTGTGCATCAACATATTGTTTTGTAGCAAGCTGTAAAGCTTGTGTTGGGTCTTGCGTTACAGTAACTGATGTTAGTCCTGCGGGTGCGGTAGTTGTTGATCCAAGAGATACAGGTGTTGTACCAATAGTAATTGTGCTGTTTGTTAAAGAACCATTAGCAATATTGCTTATTGTATTATTTGATCCACTTATTGTCTTGTTAGTAAGTGTTTGTGTACCTGTTAATGTAGCTACAGTTGAATCAATTGCTACAGTTACTGCTGAAGAACCATTAAATGATGTACCTGTCAAGCCTGTACCAATGGTTAAAGCGTTTGTAGTATTTGAAGTAACTGTTGCAGAACCACCAAGACTTATAGAGCTACCATTGACTGTGATAGAACTATTTGTAAGTGATCCATTAGCAATATTAGATAATGTGTTTGTAGCACCGCTAATTGATTTACTTGTTAGCGTGTCTGTAGTATCTCTACCTACTAATGTTGTTGTGGCAGTAGGTAATGTAACTGTTCCTGTGTTTGAGATTGATGATATTACAGGGGTTGTTAATGTTTTATTTGTAAGTGTTTGAGATCCTGTAAGTGTTGCTACAGTGCTGTCAATTGCAATAGTTACAGGTGTTGATCCGTTATAAGTTGTACCTGATAATCCTGTACCAATAGTTAACGCATTACCTAAAATCGCGGTTACTGAACCCGATGAACCAAGCGCAATAGTTGTTCCATTAATTGTGATTGAGCTATTAGTAAGCGATGCATTGCCAATATTTGTGAGTGTATTGGTTGCTCCGCTAATTGTTTTGTTTGTTAGTGTGGTTGTACTTGACGCTGTTACAACAGCTACACCATTTGATGTAAGTGATGTAAACGCACCTGTTGATGGGATGGTGGCGCCAATAGGTACGCTATCAATTGTGCATCCACCGTCAATTGTAACACCGTTAATAGTTCCACCTGTAATAGACACAGAGTTACTATTTTGTGATGACATGGTTCCTAAGCCTGTAATATCAGAACTAGGAACAGTTGCAACAGCAGTAAATGCTGAAGTACCGTTACCTTTTACATAACCCGTTAAAGTATTAGCTCCCGTACCGCCACTAGAAACATTTAAAGTTCCACCTAAAACAACATTCCCTATTTGAGGAGTGCTTGGTGTAAGTCCTGTTGATCCTGCACTAAACGTGTCAACTGCAACACCTCCAAATGCAATTGTATTCCAACCGCCTGAAGAATAAGCTTCGTAAACAGAAGTTTGTGTGTTGTATCGAATTTGACCATTAGAACCTACAGGTCTTTGTGGAATGGTTCCGCTAGGTAGTGTAACTGCTCCCGTACCTGGTAGTATAGGATTAGTCGTAATAGAAATTGTAGGATCGCCACTTACCCCTGACCCGTCTACTACTGTAATTTGATTAGCTGTACCTGTAATAGTGCGTGGATTTAATGTAGAGCCACTGTATGTAAGAATGCCTGAACCTGTTAATTGAGCTAAACTTAAAGGTAAGCCTGTAAGACTGACTGTTGGATTGCCTGATACACCATCACCATTAGTAAGTGATACGCCTACAGTTCCTGCTGTAATTGTTCTATTTGCAAGTGTTGATCCGCTTGTTTTAGCAACTAAGCCATTGCCAAGTGCATTAAATGTTGATATAGCACCTGTTAAGCCAACAGCAATATTTGATTGTGCACCATTATCAGTTAAGGTTAATCCTGAACCTACAGAAAAAAATCTGCTATTAGCTAGTGAAGGTTCATTATTTACTGTAATGAATGTTTGTGTTAGTGAAGGACCTGAGGTAATTGCACCTGTAGTTGTTTGTACGGTTACACCGTTTTGTACTATAGGAACTGCTTCGGTACCTGTAAGGGTTCCCGCTGCGGGTAATTGGGTTATCTGTACGTTTGCCATGTTCTAAGGACTCACAGTTAAGTTATCGAGGTTTCCGTTGTTCTCAGGATCTTGTGTATTCTGTTCAGGAGAAACAACATTATTATTTGAACCGCCTGTAATTAAACTATTATCGTAAACAGCTACGCTTACATCAGGACGAGCAAATCTTAAATTAATTCTTTCAGTCTGTCTTGCCGCTAAACGATAAGGATCAAATTGATCTCTACATCCTTCATCGCACACGCGAAGACCAGGGAAGTTTGGATCAGGACCTAGTCGTACAAAAGCTCTCTTCATCTTGCATCGGTCACATACACCTATTGCAAGACTAGCTAATCCTTCGGTATCTAAAAATACAGGCATTATCTTGTATACACACTAATATTAGGTGCCCAATAAATTGGAGATTTGTCTCTCTCTTCTTGTTCGGCTTCGTTTAGATATTGCATAGCCATTCTTTCTAAGTATGCTACCCTATCCATTGGCACTTGTGGTAATTCTAAGCTAAGTCTGTGTGCTAAGTTCATCACGATAGCTTCATACCATCTTTGTGGTATTTCTAATTCGTCTGTCAGCGCACCTACATCCATAATTTGTCTTGAGTACCATACAGTCATTTGCACGAATGCATCTGATGGTGTTGGCCATAAGTAAATAGATGGCTGAGGTATTGTTCTGTCAAACCAAAATTGATACGGTTGATTAGCTGTAAAATTCTTATTTGGTAAGTTTGTATAATCGTCGCGATTTAGACGAGACATCATCACTTCTGTGCTGTTATTACCAACATACCATTCACGAACAGCTAATGTTGTACCGTTATAACCACGCACTCTGTAATACTGTACATTTTGACCTGGGTCGACATCTGTCCATATCCATTGTTTATCTGTAACTAAAACAGAACCTAAATCTTCTAATTTAATCCATGTAGAACCGTCTGTAGAGTATTCATAGATTAGTGACCAAGTAGCACTTCCGCCACCTGCAATGTAAGGCATGATACCTATAGAGCCTGCATAAATATTATTGTCTGTACCGTAATTAATAGAAAAATTACCGTTTGCAGAACTTTGTGTTGCATATGTGCTGATGTTGCCGTCATAGATATTAGCTAAAACACCTACTGACAATGCAACTGATGTTGAATAAGATCCACTAGGGCGATTCATCGTACGATAAAGCACGTTAAGTGCGTCATTAGCACCTAATGGGAGTGTATAAATATATTTGTTTGGTGTAAGACCAACTACTTCTTTACTGATAGCCCAATATTGAATACCAATATTGATTAGGCTAGATAAAAAATAATAAAGAGATTGTCTAGCTGTGAGTTGTTGTTCTGAAGTTAGTTCTTCAGCTAATTTTCCACAACGACGAGCCGCGTGATCGATTATTTCTTGTACATTTACTACTGTGGTTCCTACGGTACCTGAATAAGCCATGTTTGTCCTTTACCAACCTGAGCAATTCCATCTTCTTAATGACGCCTTTGCTCTTGGCGCATCACCCTTTGCATTTTTAACTACGCCCGACATGCGAGCACAAAAACTTTTCTTTCGAGGACCGCCCTCAGGTTGTGGTGCTTTTAAAGAAGACCCCGTTTCTCTATTATATTTTGCTCTTCCTTTGGCGGTGAGACCTGCTCCACGATCTGTGGGGAGCTTTTCTCCTCTACCAATGGAGAGACTAACTCCTCCACCGTCTTTTCTTGCTGTTTTTGCGGATTCTTTAAAATCTGTAGCTGTAGGAGCACCTTTTGAACCCACTCTGCGCATGCGCTCATTACTGCCTTCAGCAATTCTTTGACGTTTTGCATGAATGTTTGCATATAATCCCCTTTTTACCATTGACATGAACCGCCACGCTTTAATTTAGATAAATTTGTTTTTTTATCTTCGTGTTGTTGTTTGTCATGGATTGAAAATGCTTTTTTAATAAGTTTTTTATCTTGTGTTACATCGCCACCGTCCGCTTTTTTAGCAGAACGTTTTACAGCGTAAGCTATAGCAACAGCTTGCTTTTGTGGCTTGCCTGCTTTGATTTCAGCTTTGATATTTTTGCTAAATGCTTCGGGTGATTTGCTTTTAATAAGTGGCATGATGTTTATCCACAGAAAATAGTAACAGACGCACTTGTTGGCAATGTTACATGGATGTCTGTATTGAAACGTATGCCATTACCTGGTATTAACGTTGAGATAACTGCTGTGTTAGTTGTAATGTTCACTCTTAACAAAACAGTTCCGCCTGAGCCACCATCTCTAAATACAATCTCTCCTGCGGTTCCGCCTGGTGCTAATTGATAACCTGCTAGGTTAGTTGCACCACTATAAATGGTACCTGTTGAGTCTTTATGTGCTGAAAACACATTAGTCAATGTTGACATAATTAATCCTTTAAAATTAGTGGAGGGGAGTTTCCTCCCCATCCTAAGTTACTTACCTACTTTACCACCGCGTTTTTTATCGACATTATGAGTTACTGCTTCTTGCATTTCTTTAGAATATATAACTTTGTCAATGTCTTTGTCAGTCATTCCTGATGGATATTTAGGAGTATATTTGCGAGTTATTTCTCTTTCTTTTTCGCTTACACTACCTAAACCTTCGGTTTTACCTGATGGGTACCTTACAGATTTACGAAGATTAGATCTTTCTTCATCTGATATAGATCCCTGACCTTTTAGTTTGTCTTTATAAGAACTAACTGCTCGATCAAACTCTTCATCACTTGATGCTCCGCCACCTGCTTTTTGATAAGGTGAATACTTATCTAATAGCTTGGCTTTTGCTTCTTTCATTGCGGGTGCATTTTCTTTCTTAAAGAAGCCTTGTAACTTTTTTGAAGATACATTGCCACCTTTTTTGAAAGTACCTGAAAGTTTACTAATACTTACGGGTGTTGAAGGCTTTTTGTTTCCTTGAGGCATACTAACGGCTTTGCCTTCGTCATTTACACTACCGCCGTTAGCATATGCTTTTTTTGACGCGCCACCCTTTTTGTAACCACCTGCATTACCAAGAGCTACACCACCTGTTTTATAACCGCCACCGTTACCTAAGACAACACCGCCTGTTTTATAACCACCGCCGTTGCCAAATTTAACATCGCCTGTTTTTCCACTTGTTTTAGTAGTGTATTCAGCTGTTGAAATATCACCATCAACATATTTCTCTGCACCTTTTTTAGAAGCTGATACAGGGATTCTGCCTTTAGTTGCTTCAACTTTTCCACCTTCTGCATAACAAGCCTTACCACCTTTTTTCATCGGTGCTCTTGTTAAAGCAGGGCGTGCCATCATTGCTTTACGTCTTGAAGCCATAGAAGGACGTGCAGGCATACGAGCGACAGGAGCCGCTGTTGTGCCACGGATTACAGGAGTAGCACCTGAAAGTGCGCCCATGATACCGCCATCCATTTTGCCTTGCATTGGTTTGTGATCTGATTTAGCATCACCTTTCATTTTTTTATGAGCACTACCACCTTTTTTGAGTTTGAGCTCAACGGTCGGTTCTGTGGTCATCATTTTTACCATAGGTTTGAATTGTCCCATTTTACTTTCCTTTTTTGTTTAATTGTAAAACCTTGTCAGAGCTTTTTTCATCAACAAGTTGTTCTAATTCTTTAACTTTATTAATTAGATCAATTTTGTCTTTAAAATGAACAGCACATTCAGTGACTGCTTGATCCCTTTGTCGCTCTAAGGTTTCAATTATAAATTGAACTTCAGGATCTTTGTGCATTAACATTAGACTGTAACCTGTTGCCAATTACCTGCACTGTCAGATACAAATAAAAGACCATCAGTTGAATCAATACCTAATGAACCTTTACCTACGCCTGAAGCAGCGCCGTCTGTGAAGTTACCCACTTTGATAACAACAGGAGCACTAGCTCCGTCATTAGCTAAACGGATTTCAGCAGTCTTATATGGTTGCACGCCTGAAGGACCACCGCCGTCGGCAATAATGTCTTGCATTTTTAAGTCAAGACCGTATGTAAAGCCTGAAGCCGCAGTTGTTTGAGCCATTGCAACACCAAACGCAGCGCGACATAGTGTCGTACCTGAGTCACCTTGCATGAACGCCATAACAGCTGCGTCGCCTGAAAGTGTGTTTGTGTTGATAATGCCTAATACACCTGCCATCAACGCGTTGTTAGCATAAGTACCGATAACTGCAAAGTTACCTGCTACACCTGCAACTTGATTGAATGTTGTGGTTGGAGTTGTTGAAAATGGAGCACCACCTTGTGTACGACCAAATACACCGTATGCTTCGCCTGGTGTTTGATAGCTTGAACTACCAAAACTTGTACCTGTTGCTGAGCCAATTTCTACGCGTGTATAAAAACCGTATGCGGTTGTTCCGCTTGTGTTGTCAAATATATTGTCAGGGATACCTGAATATACAGGACCCGAAAACGTTGTTCTTGCCATGATTAATTTCCCTTCATACAAAGATAGACTCGTTAGTCTTGTATGCGTCTGCTAGGTCAGTCTAACGAGTCCGAAACCCTAGATAATTTACTACTTACAACTAACTATTACACACCTGGTGTGCCGTACATCGCACGCCAATCTGTGAAGCCCACATCGTAACGCTCTGTTGCTTTATAACGCATTGAGTCTGTTTCGAAGTCGCCTTCCATAGTTTTTTCAAGCTTACGTCTCATTAAAAGCTTCATGCCTTCAGGAGCATCAGTTTGAACCCACCATGCTGTAGATGATGTTAAACGTGAAAGAACAGCAGCACCTTCATCGAGCAAGCCAATTGATTTAATTGGGTTGACATCGTTGTCAGCAGTGCCTGATCTTAAAACAGATTTAAGCAACACTTCAGCTTGGAAAATGTTACCAGGAGCAACTACAAGTTGTCTTGGAACTAAACGAATCTTCTTGCCGTTGTTGTCAACAGCTTGTCTGATTTGAATTAACATTTGTTCAAGTGATGTTTGTGAAAGATTAGCAGGAGTAGTCAAAAGATTACTTGCAGTACCGTTTACGATAGGATGTGAAGCAGAGTTCAATTGAACACCGTCACCACCTGGGTAAGCAGAGTTGAAAGCAACGTTAAGAACGTTAGCTGATAATGTTTCTTTAGTTTCAATCAATGATTGTGCTAAATGTCTAGCATAAACTTGACCGATACGGATATGGTCACCGTCTTCAACTAAAACTTTCGTTAAAGCAAACGCTAAACCGTATACTTTGTATACATAGCGTTTTAAGAAGAGCACGCCACCTTGTTGGTACGTTACAGGTGTACCGTCAGGTAGTTGTGGTGCCGCACCGAAACCATAAAGAACAGGTTCTTCGTGGTAATTTCTTGGTATACCTTCTTGTTCACGGAAAACTCGTGACCATTCATCGGTACGTTGATCATAGACTCCGTCAAAGCATTCGTTAAGGATTGGTTCAACGATACTTCGGAAGTCCGTACTGCGCATTGGAGCTGCCATGGTTTATTCCCCTTAATTAAATGCCTGGTACAACAGCGGCGATTTGACGTCGTGCTACTTGTACTCGTACGATTGTGTATGCATCACCCCAATTGTTATCAGGATATGGTGCAATGTCTAAAATTTGTACCTGACCTTGTGCGCCTGTTGATAATGGTGTTGCTACCATTGTCGCTTGGCTAAGACCCGTTACGTTAGAACCCGCAGCAAAGTTTGAAAGATTAGCATCTAAACCAAGAGCTGTTTGAGCTACTGATCCGTCTGCTTGAATTTCGTAAACAATGTTAGGGTCGTTATAAAAATACGCTACGCATGAACCTGTTTGGTATGCTGTGTTAGCAGGCCAATAGTTTGATACGCGACGTCTACCTGTTGTGTCTGTCCATTCTACACCTGCAAATGCGCCTGATAAAGGATCAGATGTTGCATTTACGGGTTCAATTACGCCTGAGCCTGCTACATATAGTACGGCTTGGCCTTTTAGAATGTCAGTGTTGTATGCGCTTGGGATACCGCCTGCGAGTGCTTGAGCACGATCCAAACCTGAAGGATGGAACGCAGGACGTAAACCAAACGGAGCGTTTGTTGCTGACATAAATTACTCCTAAGTTATTATAAATCTACGCTATTAAAAAATAGGCGCAGCTTTCGGTTTGTCTAAACTATCCATACCGTCACCTTCAATTTGACCTAGGGGTTTTCCGTTGCTATCTCGACCGCCAAGCTGTTGCTCAGTTTGAACGCGAACTTTGTTCACTTCATCTTGAGGAGCATCATGGTGGAAATGAATCATAATTTCTTGATACACGTCTTCGGGTATCTTGAACAATAACATTTCATTACACGCGATATAGCCTTCGTGGTCACCTGCTTTTACTCGATAATTTTCAAACCCTGGTATCTCTTCCGATTTTACAGGTTGATAACCTAGTCTAATTCTTTTATCGATGCTGTCGTAACTATTAGTTGTTGACAACCAACACATGTGCCACCCATTCAAACTTGGGACGTTGGGTAGTGCGCTTTGTGTCCATTCATCTGTCCACATCTTACGACGCTCTTGGGATGATACGAACGTATCCTCGGGTGCCTCACGAACTGAATCATGACTCGCGCGATTTTCGCGTCCACCTGCTGATAATGATTTTTTTAAACGTGAATCCATTTTAATTCTCCTATATTTTATCGTTGATTAAGTTTTTCGGTTGCATAACGACGAATCATCTTCGCCCTCTTATCGGGATCATCCCACATGCCTGCATCTTTCATTGCTCTGACTTGCTCAGGAGCTAGGGTAAATGTATTTTTACCACCACTACTCGACGCACTTTCCCGACCCGAACTTGTAACGATATTTCTAGGTCTTCTTGTAGATGGACTAACGCTTTTTTCTACTTCACCAATATAACGGTGCGGTAAATATTTTGCAAGTCTATTATCGAGTTCTTCCCAATATTCTTGTGATTTTGGGTTCCAACCCTCTTCTGCCATGCCCTGATCGATAGTTAATGCTATTTTTGAATCAGAATCACGACCATTAGGGTCATACCAAGGGTTTTCAGACATCCAATCACCTGCGTAGCGAGCTACAATTGGATCAGGTGCTTGAATAGTTTGTTGTTGAGGCTGTTGAACAGAGTGTTTCTTTAAACCTTCTAAAGATTCGTACTGTTTTTTAGCGTCATACCACATTTCTTGAGCTTGAGTGAGCATGTCACCGTTACCCGTCTCTGTGGCTTCTTTAATTTTCTGTTTTGCAAACAAAATTTTAGACTCTTGATCTTCAATCGCCTTATTTATGCGTGCAATTTCTCCACCTTGGGTTTTTCTCTCGACAACAGACAATCTTTCTAATAATTCTTGGTTTTGTCTCTCGAGCATATGAAGTTTAGTGTCTTTTTCGACTGAAACTTGCTTGTGATAGTCTTTACGGGCACGTCTTTTTGCTCGTTTAGCTTCACGAACAGCTTCAGCGTCAGGATCAACTGAGCCTCCATCGGCTAATTCTCTCTGTCTAGCTTGTTCATCGCCTTCGTCAGAGTCTTCTTCTACTTTAACGTCAGGAGAAGGAATGCTTTCAGGTAATTCAATAACAGCTGAACCATCAACCTCTTCTTTAACGTCAATCATTTCATTTTCTTTATCTTCGATCATACAAATGCCCTCATTTCTAGTGGATTAGATGTTAATTTAGCAATAACTTCGTGGTCATTCATAAGCATGAACTGCACGACGTCGTCTTGATTGATGGCAATTTCCCATCGATCACCTGTCCATCGTGGTACGCGGACGTAATCGCCCACATCTACCCACGAACCTTCGGGCCATGACTCCATTGTGTCGCGCTTTTTAAACGCTAATGGACCTATAGCCACTACTTTCCCGACAGGGTTTTGTGCTTTTTCAGTATCCCTAGTTTCTTCGGCTAAAATGATGCCTGATGACGTCATTTTTTTCTTTGGTAAGCGCATTTGTACTAAAATTCTTGCGCCTAACGGTACAGCACCAGGGTCTACAACAGGAAAAGCTTCCCGTAAATCAGTTGAATCACCAACTACCTGTGTGTCACTCATAGTTCTTGTTCTTCCTCTTCTTTTAGAAGGTTATTAATAATATCTATCGTTGTTTGAAGTCCCGCATATTCTCCGACGAGTCTTTGATATGAGTCGTAGTTAGACGCGGTACCTTGCGCTAATGCCTTCTCTATCGTTACTTTACGCGCCTCTACAGCGCTAATAACATCGGAAATATATCTCATGCGTTATCTTTTTTGATAGCACTTGTTTCAAAGTTGCCATGATCGCTATTTGCTTTTGGCATAGTAGCGGAACCTGACTCTTGAAGTGTTTCACCGTCTAACCATGCGCCGTGGCTAATACGCTTGTGCATATTAACTAAGTCGCCTGATTGTTCTTTATCGGTCGTTGCCATAGTTATCTCCCTAAGTTACGTTGAGTTGTTTCATTTAATTTAATCGCAGTTTCGTTCTGCTCTTTACGCAACCTAAGTTCGTCAACAGTAAGTTCTGCTGTCTTCAATCTTTCAGTTGTTAAATTGTTTTCGGCATTCATCGCAATCTTGACTTCTCTATCTTTCTCATCTTGCGTCATGTCGTTTTGTAATTTTTGTTGTGCAATTTGTAAATCACCTTGATCACGAGTAGCACGACGTTGAGTCTCTGCCATTGATGCTTGTAGTAACGCTTGATCAGCAGGGTCAACTTGTGGTTGTGGAGCAAATTGTGACATCACTTGACCTAACTGTTGAAGCGCAGGTGTGACTTTTGCAAACACTTGTTGTGTATCAAGTTTGACGTGGTCAGAAGCAACCGCCATGATCTTGTCAATTTCTTTAGCAAACTTACTATCTTCGTATTTTTCAAACTCAAGATTTGGGTTAGCTGTGACATAACCTTGCATTTGACTTGTGTACCAAAGCATCATGTGTTGTTTGATATGCTCTAAAACTTGTGGAATAAATTTAGGAGCGATTAAGTTGTTAGAACCTAAGTTAGGATCAAGTGCAAAATTCAAGTGAGATTGAATATGTGCAAGATGATCTTGTCTTGGGTATGCGAATGCAGGTTTACCGAGAGCCATAGCCGCGTTTTCATGTGCGGAATCTTGCTCAACAGGTTTAGGTGCATTAGGCATTAACTCGTTCACACCAGGTACTTTCATTTGTTTTAATACGCGTTGTAGAACGGCATTAACATCAAACGATTGTGGGTATGTTTGCATCAGTTGTAACACAGCTTGGTTTTGAGCCATACGTTGTGTTTCAGAGAAAATATGCGGATCAGATACAGGAACAATGTCTGAGTTGCGTTTAAAGTCTTCGCGTGTAATTGGAAGATCTACAACTAAGTCACCTCTCTTTTGTTCGTCAAGGTACCAACGATTGATACGTCCGAGTACCATGAGGACGCGTTTCTGCGAGTCATGAAGTCTTGAGTGAATAGATGAAAATACTTTTGCACCTTGTTCAATTAAAGCTTGTGTTGTACCTACAGGAGCGTTGGCATTAATATCTTTAATCTTCTCTTCCGATGTAGAGACTACACCTTTAGCCGCGTTGTCTAACCATCCTAGTAATTGGAACAATACAGGTGACGGTTGATTGAATGGCATAGGCATTGCAATCTTACGAACGTCATCAACGCCAGGTGCCCCTTCTATTTCAGTGACTTGAGTAACTTCGATTTGTTGAGACTGCCCGCTAATCTTCGCACCTTTGAGTTTAAGCATTGTAGCGGAATTATTAATATGAGCAGTATCCAATAGAGCACGAAGAGCGCCTGTGAGAGCAGCACTAAGCCCGCCAATAAGATGAGGCAAGCCGATTGCATAAGCACCTCTCCAAGGTATGAATTTGAATTCGATAAGCCAATCCAATTTAGTAAACGTTTCATCGCCTTCCTCCCAATTTCTGTATAGACCTAATACTTCGTTATCTAATTCGTCAA